AATTCTGCGTTCACTGCCAGTTACGATATATTCGGTGATTGTTCTCAACTGACCTGCGCCCGCGCCAGACGAAATGTACACGGACGAATTCTTGTAGAAATCGGTGTTGGAGGACAAAGCCGAGGTAAGCCGGGATTTAGCCGAAATAGTCGTGCTGGTATTAGATGACAATCCAGTGATGGTTGATGCCAGGGCGAAGCTCCTGATCGTGTTGGTGACACGGAGAGTGTTGTTCGCAGTAAAAATTCCTACGATGACGCCAGAAGCTGTTCGTCCTTGGCCATCCACGCCTTCAATTTTTTCTTCAACAAATCCAGAAACGTCAGGCACAGTCAACAGGAAGTCCGTAAATTGATCACCGTTTAGCGAGAATAGGAGGTTGTTACCAGAAACCGCAGCCTCTTTGATGGTACATGTTGCATATGAGTTATAGGATTCACCGGACGATAGGATGTTGATCGATTCGATGGAACCAGAAACTGCATTTCCCGAGACATTTGCATTTGGAATAACCGGCATAAACTCAGTGGTTCCAAACAGATCGTTTTGAGCCGTAGGAATACTGTACATGTATTTCCACTGATAACCATCTGCCGTGATGTAGATATCATCGGATGGAGATGTTTGGGTGGAAAGTGGCTGAGATACCGAAGGCACTCCTCCATTGTTGCTGATGCATTTGAAAACGGTTGTTGTACTACCTTCGTCGGACATGACGTAAAAGTTTTTGGTAGATAGCTCATCATCCAAATCCGAATACTCAGAATAAACAGTTCCAGATACCCAAGGAATATTTCTCACCATTAGCGAAACATTGCTTGATGTAATTTGCTTACCAAAAATCAAACTGTCATAAAGATCATAGTGGGAAGATTTTACGTCCTGAGTGGGAACAGTAGGCTCAGTTTCGTTAGAATATGGAAGGCTTCTGTGCGCGCCCAAGTAATACATATCCGAGTTGCCGAAAGAATCTTTAAAATCCTCGGCAACGGATACTTTGAAATCATTTGTTAGAATACTAGGCATTATTTCCTCATGCAATTTCTATAGATGAATTGGCAACGGAAACTCCACTGTTTGTGGTAGATACTTTCGAAATAGAACCGAAAATTTCATTACCGGATACGTGCAGAATTTGTTTAATTGCGTCTTTGTATTTAGACAACGAAATACCCGAAACCACATCATAGGAATATTCCTGATAGTAATAGGAATCCTGAATTTTCTTTTCGCTGCTCAAATGAGAATCGGTCGTTTCCCAATGTCCCTCAGAAATACCTTGTCGAGTAATAGCCGTTTCGCCGGACATAACAAATGGGAATCCTTCTCTTTCAAGAGATACTTCCGTTCCATCAATATATCCGTATCCAGATGAAATGACTTCCACTCCAGTTACAATACCGTTTGCGGCAATAACAGTTCCTGTAATATCCGAATTGTCGCCAATTGGTCTGGATTCTTCATCGGAATACACCTCATCAACCCAAGTTGTTGCGCCGGAAATGCTACCCGTAATCGCATAATTGGATTGGAATGATACCGAGAATGAATTTCTTTCAACCAAAAGGATGTCGTATCCGTTTACAACCTCGAAAGATTTGACTGTGCCTTTGGCAGTTTCGGATCCGCCAATGTTTTGAATCAATTCTTCACCTGGGATAAAGCCACCGGAAGTGTTAGATACAAGGGCATAAAAATCGCGGCGATCATAGGCAGCGATGTCATTCTGGCGCGCCCGAACAAATGGATCCAGATTATAATCTGTGCCTGGATTAATTCGGGTCAGCGTTGCGATAGAACCGATTTCAATCGTGGCCGATGTCAACAGATCCGCAATAGGAGTATTTTCATCACCATCAGGAAGAATTGGGAATCCGTATCCAAAATCCATGTTGATCGTAACGTTTGCATCCAGACCAGCTGTTACCGGCAGAGTTGGTGTCGGCGCTTCATGGTAACCTACGCCAGGCTCGGTAACGGTTACCGTCGTGATCGTGCCATTTGCATCTGTTGCAATTGTTCCCACGGCATCCACGATAACGTCACCATTCGCAAATCCACCACCGCTAAACGTGATCAGAGATCCGTTGGTGTATTGAGTACCGCCGTCAACCACCGTTATCGAATCAACAAATCCAACACCGGAGTTCTCACCGTTTAGTTTGATATTCATGTAAGGAATTCCGGCAGCGTTGTTGCCGCCTAGAAGATCCGTATTGACCAGAACGTTTTCGGTGTCTTCAATGATGCCGACCTTGAAGTCTGCACCAAAACCTTCACCAATATCCGTTAGTGGTCTCTCTAGGTGAATGATGTTTCCTGGAGTTGCTGCGGTATTTGCAGTTGATCCAACATACAAGCCAAGATCCGAACTAATAGTTCCTTTCCAATCTCCGTGTGTAACCTCGGAATATCCAATTGCAGATCCAGCATGATCCGATGCAACAGTGGTGAAGGCACCAAGTGCCGCGGTATTTGCCCAATAGCTCGTGAATCCAGATCCGTCCGCTGTGTTCGATGTTCCCATGTTGAAACCATCGATATGGACGGAAAGTTCTCCTGCCGACATATCAACATAAAGTCTGACCTCGTGATCAGAGCCATCATCAGGCAACTGGTGACTTGGAACTTCCACAATTGCATGGGAATTTGCGTCCGCAACCACACCAGAGAACGCGTAAAGTGAAACCTTGGAAGTATTTGCGCTCGATGGAGCCATAGCCAAAATTGTGCCGTTTGTGGCATTGCCAACTTCAAACGCCACACCAGATTGTAGAGGTGTTGGGAAAGTCGTGTTGAAACTTGCTACAAGGTCGTTATTGGCAATCACGGTATTTGCAACACCAAGATCCGTCGCCAAAGTTTCGATGCTAAAGGTGTCTTCAACTCCTATGATCTTAGACGCATCCAGATCCTTTGTTACGTCATACCATTCAAATTTAGGAGGAGATACCTGAGTGTTTCTCTCAGTTACTACATAGAATTCGTGATCTGGATGGAAAAAGAAAGGTTCCGTATTTCCCCACAGACCTACATATGTCGTGTTTTGAGCAATCACGATTCCGCTTGCATCAACGTTTGTGATTGTATCAATCACGCCGTTGGAAGACGTGTTTCCTTCCAAGTGGATATCGACCGCGCCTGTGTTTGCGATAGAGTTAATATTTGCAGTAATCAGAGTTGATAGGCCGCGGACGTCATTGCCAGCATCGTATGCACCGAAGATGCCGCTTACAGTGACATTTGCTCCATCAACAGACACAATCTTGCCCTTGGCACCAATCGTGTCCACAGATAGCGTGGAAATCGTGGCCGTGATCAAGGAGTTAGCAACACTTTGGATAGCGACATTAGATACCCAATCGCCAAATGCAGCGTTGGTGGTGATCACCGACGCATTGGCCGTTACAACTTTGGCCTCATTTTTTGTAACAATTGTGTTTGCACTACCATAAATGTACTGGACGATATCGTCGCCAGGTGAAAATGGACCGGTATTTGCCGAGATATTGAACGTGACTACGGATTCCTCTTCTAGGATTTCGCCGTTTGCATGTCCTGTCGTATCCAAAGTTAGCGTTTTGGTATCATCGAAAGTGGTGCCGTAAAGAACGTTTATGACAACTTCTGAGTTTGCCGAGGGCAGGCCAATAACGTCGCCATTTGCGTCGGTATTTGCAATCGAAATAACCTTTCCTCGTGCAACTTCTGCCGATAGTGCATCAACACCAATCAGCGTGTCGCCAACTGAAACATCGGTATTCAAGTCGGAAGAGGACAGAAGGGTCAGTTTCTCTTTTCGTTGAGTGACGGTTTCAAAATCCAGGAACTGATATCTTGGATCCGAATTGTCGTTTCCGAGCATTGCCGTAGCGACGTAAACCGAGGTGTCAAATTCCGATTGCGAGTTGGAATAGCCCCAACCACCATTTACCAGATTGAATTCGACTCGACCGGTGGCATCCTCCACACTCGATACCCGAACTTTACCTTGTACGCCGTCGGCTCCAACTGCGTCAAATACATCACCGATTTTGTTGTTTCTTCCTCCAAGCGTGATGCTGATATCGGTAAGGGATCCTGAAATAATCGGCGCATCTTTCAAAACGCCGTTTTCTGTAATTCTTTCTCCTGGGGTGAAATTGCCTCGAACGGATGAAAGATAAAGGATATCAATGATTTTACCGTTTACTCGCTTTGTATTAGCAGTTTCGACAAATGCCTTTGCGCCAGATGTGGCACCGGTGATTTCACGATTGACCATATCCTGAGTTCTATCGTTTTTGTAGACCTCAATATAAGGCCATCTGCGCCAAACCGATTCCGATGGCTTCAAGATATCGCGTCCTGGGTAGTAGACCTTTGCGCTTTCGCCATAGACCAGTTTCATGAACAATTGAACGGACTGCTCCGAACCTTTTGTTCGATACAGCTCCATAATATGCTTATTCAGGAATCTTTGGTCAGTCAAAGTGTCATACGGAAGGTCCGCAAGATATTTCTCTTTGAAGTGCGTGAGAAATTTGTCCAACGATTCATCAATGTCATTGGATTCAAACATCTTTCGAGACACATTTGTGGAATATCCTTCTTGGGTTTCCAAGAATTCATAATAGGCGCGAATGAACGCAACCATAATGTCTGCGTCCTCGCGGTATACGCCAGGAAACTGCTCCTCAATTGCGTGTGAGATTGTCTTGGAAATCTCGTTTATCATCTTGTGTTAACTCCGTTAACTGTTAGAGTTACATCCTCAGGTCTAATTGAAATAATTCTGTCCTTAGGTGCAACAATGTCTTTGCATTTGATTTTGGCATAATAAGCCAATTCTGTTCCAGTGTAGGAATCCACCACTAGGTCAGAAACTCGAATTTCTCCTGTGGCATAATCAACGGTACCGACATTTCGTTTCAGATAAACAAAGCTGTCGCCACGGTCTCTTAGAATGTGCAGATTGCCAACACCATCATCTTGAATAAATCCGGTTGATCCAGCATACACAAATGCTGATGATTTAATTGCCCATTCATATTCTTCCAGTGAAGTTATTTTGGACAGATTGTGATCGGGATTAAGCTCGTTATTGAAGTTCAAGTAGAATGTTTCGGATTCTCCAATAACAGGTGCAGTTGGAATAATGACCAGAATATTGGTTTCATTGGATACGATAGAAGAATCGGCACCGTCAATTTCAGAAACAAATTTGGAAAGACGCATTGTCTTTTTGAAGTCCGACAATTCGGTTAGGGAATAATTCGAAATTGCAGAATTGACCAAAGTTTCAATATCGGCAGTTGATTTCTCGGTAATATCAATATTGTAATTGACGGTAGAGTTTACATCCACGTACATAAACTTAGGCGAAATTACCAAAGGCTCAATACCAATAGGACATCTTTTCTGGAGAAAACTGCTATATTTCTTTTTGTTGGTCTCAGAAACACCATCGGCATTCTTTACATCAACTGCGACGACCACACGTCCGTATCTAGGAGGATCAAGTTCTTCACCGCCATATACGGATACTGCTTGAACCTCCGAATAGGTATTCTTTAGAAGAATTTCATAGTCGGATTCTGTGATGGCACGATCCTGCACCTGAATAGACTTTGGAGCAAAGTATCGAACGGACTCAATTCCTTCCCTTTCCGCACCACCTTCTGCTGCCGAGGTAGTCGATGTCACTGAGGTGTAGCCTTGAATGGCCTCGGCCGCTGTGAAGTTGGTGGCACCATTGGCTTCCTCACCCAACGTTGTTCGATAGGAGATTTCAATCACTTGACCGACCTGAGGCTCATAACCAAAGACATTTTGGCCGAAGGAAATCGCGTAGGTGTCATCCTCGTATGCCTGCAAATAGAACACATTATCCGTTGAGCCTACGCCAAAGATCGTATCTCTAAATTTGAATTCGGTCTTAGGCGAATTCTCGTTGGAGTTATCTCTTACGGAAATGCGAATTGAATTTGTGTCAACATTTGAATTGGAGATTGCATACACAGAATTGACCGAAGTTACACTATGCGCCTCGGTTACGTTTGTTCCTTCAAATACTTCCAGTCCTGAATACGTGTAAATGCCATCCACAGGAATAATGGACACACTTTCATCGGTGTAAAATGAGAATGTTTTATTCTGGCATTTTGCATTGAATCTGGTGTTTCTAGGAATCACCACCGACTTAGCGCCATCGGTTACCGACATATTCACAGATAGAACAGCACGGGCAGATCGGCGCGATCTTGGAATATAATTCAATTCCTTGGCATGAGAAATGACTGATTCCTTCAATTGGGCAGAATCAATGAACATTTCAGCAAATGCCATATTTGTGTAAAAGTTGTTTTGGAACGTGTTATATGCCAACACGTCCAGTAGGACCGACATATTGGATCCTTCAAAATCATAATCCTTGAACCTATCCTGTTTCTTTAGATAGTCCTTTAGATTGGATCTGATTTTGTCAAAATCAAGTTCTGTGAAATTTTCCTTAGTCATTATCGGACCTTACTTAGAGTAACATTAAATTCAATTGGTTGCGTGATATTTATAACGTTGAAAAAGATTCTGATGTTAACAGAATTGCCGTCAATGTCTGAGGTAGCATCAACAGAAATCAAATTGCACCTAGGCTCATAAATTTCAATCGTGTCCTTTACCTTTTCCTGAATTAGGACCAAAACGTCAGGCGTGATGTTCTCAAACAACATGGCTCGGATATCAGATCCCAAATTAGGTCTAAACAATCTTTCACCTCTGTCCGTTAGGAGTAGATTTCGAATTGATTGCTTAACTGCCGTTTCGTTTGTAATTCTTGCGATATCCCCCGACACTGGATTTACGTCCATGGTCATAGGGAAATCTGAATATAGTTCTTGCGTTTTATTTCTGCCTATTGCCATTACGCTAATCCTTTCCTAAATTTGTCGCTCGAATGAGCCAACAGATATTGTTTCTCTTGCTCAGATACACTGGACTTTTGGATCCAGGTTCTGCGATTTGAATTGGTGTCAATATGGACAAATGTGTTATACAGACCAATTCCCTGGAATCCTTCCAAACTTGCCGCCTTAATTAGATCCGCATGTGTCAAAGATCCTTCAATGGCAATATCCAAAGCATTTCCATACATGTGCATTGAATTCTTTGAGGCGCCAGTATTTCCCTGGATCTGTCTCAGATAAACCAGATTATACCAAGGGGATCTATATGCAGAATTGACCGTTAGTTTTTTATTCAATCTTTTGCCAACACGATATAGCTTAACGAATACCTCCGGCCGATGGATTACAATGTATTTCCAACCAAAATCGTCATAGTTTTCAGTATCGTCCCAATGCTCTAGGATTCCGGTATTCTGGAATTCATTTTGAGCGATAATCCCCATATTCTTCACTGAATCCGAAAAGCTGAAATAGTCATTACCATCCTCAGTCAGGTTAGAAACCATTTCCATTTCTTCGGTAGAGATTGGAGTATTTATCGTAGGATATAGTTCGATTCCATTTCTTGAATTAATTCGGGCAGCTGCCTGTTCTGTCCGACGCTTTCTTTCTTCCGCAGGAATTCTCCAATTACCATTCACGACTGAATTGATAGACTGGCGATAATCATTGGTCTTGAACACTTTATCCAGAGTTACGATTTTTTCCAATACGCCTTTTAGACCATCAACAGGTCGTTTTACCAATTTTTCAATTTCACTGGAAAGCTTACACGCGCGGAACATAATGAATAGGATTTTCTTTGCGTCGATATTTTCAAACTGTGATGCCAGACTTGCCAACTGTTCTTCGATCTTGTCTTGGATGACTTTCATGTTTCCATCCTCGAAAAACTTCTCAGCTTCCTTGGCCATTTTGTTTGCTTTTTTAAACAGCTCCTGTGCATTTGACGCTAGACCTTGGATTGTCGCAATAGAATTCTTGACAACATTTTCCAATTGCGTCTTGAATTTCTTGAACATTTGCTCCACGGCATCCTTCATCTTTTCTCCAAGGCTATTGATAGTTGCCAAGGCCTGTGCCGATGTGAAGTTGCGCAACTCGGAAATCTTTTTGATGCCTGCTTTAATGGCAGTGATTGCAGCAAATGCAAATCCAACTGCACCAAAGATGGAACAAACACCGTAGGTAATTGCTCCGCCTAGATTGTCGGTATAATAGTATTCGAGTTCCTGGATATAATCGCGTGTTGTCGGATCAGTGTCCTGAATTGAAATCGTTTCGGTGTTTTGATCAATTGATAGGAAAATGTCCTGAGTTTTCACCTCAAGGTCCTTAACGTCATACGAATTGGTAACAGTGAAATCAGCAATTTCATTTGGCGTCAATTGAGATTGATTTATTCTATTATTCACCATAGGAAAGTCCGACAAATCGTGTTTTGTCAGAATGAATTGGGTATATGCCGTAATCGAATTAACAGAATCGGAGTTTAATCTCGAAACTGGATCATTCTCAAATTCAATTAGGTTGGAATAGGAAGGCAGTTGTGCGATTGCGGCCGCTGCACTTTCATTAGCAGAAGCCGCATAATTTGTAACAGGTGCTTTACATGTCATGTGATTATACCTTTGTTAATCTCGTTAATGGCATTTAGAACAGCGGTCGGAGATACGTTCGCCTTATTGAGTCCATCGCCATCATAATAGCTAGATCCTTTGTTCGGACCAGTGACCACAGGAAGTCCAGCCCATTCTTTGGACAGATTGTTTGCAAAGTCTTCTGCGGTGATATTTCCTTTTTGATAATCGGAAAGTCCACGAATTTCCAGAAGGTAATAACAGATCGTGTCCTGTGTTTCCACATTGAACAAGGAAGATCCTGTGATTTCTGGAATGCCGTTGAGCGCGCGACGGAGTGTCTTTCTGATAACCTGATATTTACCTGCGGCAGAGGATGCAGATCCCGCGGCAACACTTTCATCTTGCCATGCCAGAACTTCATCGACGGTCATTGTCGAAAGTTCCTTAGGAAGGCCGATAACAGATCCTGAGTAAACACGATTGTAATTGCCGTTAGACTCCGCATCACCAATGACTTCGGTGAGCGAACTGGCAGCCCCGGTGTTGCGATTCCGTAGGATTGTGGTAGTGTCAAACGTTGTGGAAGTTCCTGCGTCTCCAGTCGTTCCATATGAAACGTCCACCACATCATCAACAGAAGAAGATCCTCTACCAGTCCTTGGTCTTGTGAATGTGTTGTATTGGCCTTTTCGATCTGAAACCACGGCTCTGGAAGGAATATCATCTTGCGCAATAGGAATTGCCTTCGAAGGTGGAAGTGCGGCTGTTTGTGCTTTGCCGGATGCTGCGCCCGAATCGAAATTTGGATTTCCGTCGATAAAGGTGGATCCACCTTTCATGTACGCCAATCCGCCTTCAATAGCTGCATAGGATCCACCCTTTAGGGAAGCAACACCTGCGCCCTGGATTACTACATCCGAGGATCCCTTAATGTCTATGCCCAAACCTTTAAGATATTGATCGGAGGCGCTCGTTAGGACCATATTGCCCTCGGAATAGGATCGAAGTTCACCGCCAGAATAAATGTCGATATTGTCTTCACGGGCATGCATGGAAATCTTGGATCCTGTGAGATTAATTCCTTCTGCCACGTTGAAATTCAACTTGCCCGAGATATTGAAATTGGTGTTGTTAAGGACGTCAAAATTCATGTCCCCGGATACCTTGATATTGCAGTCCCCGCCTTTGACATTGATTGAATAACTGCCCTCGACAACCAGATCCTTTCGACCTGAGGTGTATTCTCGGCTGTGGCCGCTCGAAATCAGATATTGGTCACCGCTTGATTTGATTTTGACATTTCCGTCTGGATCCACTTGAATGGAAGATCCTGATACGTGGTTTAGGGTAATATGCTCG